GGCGTAACCTTTAGATCTGGAGCGGTCATCTTAATACCCTCCATCATCAGGTCGTACGTGGTTCCCCATGTACGACCAAACTTGTTCGTCTTGCCGTTTGCGAAGTATCCACCAAAGTCGATGCTGGAGGAATGCGTCGTGGAGTCATAGCTGATAGTGATATCGCTTGGGTAGAGACCGGACTTGATAAACTCCACATAAGGGAGCATCCGAACCACAGCACCAACACCCAAGATGTGCAAATGCCCAAAGTTGTTGGTGAGCTGAGAGAATGCAAATGCTCGCTGCACGTCCTCTAGAGGACCGACACCCAAAGCGGCACCACCCATAGCTACACCACCAATCCTATGATGTAAGGATGGTGGGATTTGCCCCAGAACCATATCCACCCACTGAACATAAGTCTCGACGCAATTTCCATGAGCAATCAAACAGGGCTTGCAATCAGATCCCTCTTTATCAAATACGTTGATCTGATCTAGCAGGTTCTTTCCTGTGTTTTCGGCATAAACGTGAAAATTATCCTTATCAAAAATTCTACCAGAGGTATCATTTCTGCTGGAGCGACCGTCCGCCATAGTAACAGGAATCTCATCAAAACACATGCCAAGATTGCTGTACTTGGCTTGGTTGTGGTAGACGTCGTTTTTGAGCTTCTCGGTAATCTCGGCACCCTGAGTTACAATCTGCAATCCGCCAGAATCGGCATGGATAGTGCTGAAGGCATCAAACTCCATCAGTCGCTTTCCAAAATTAGATTCTGTGCAGGCGTTGTATAGCGCGCCAAACTTGTGGTTGGTTAGCTGATTGACCTTCTTGAAGATGTCATTCAGCTTCTCTTTTTCCACAGCGTTGTCTTGATAGAAGGAGGAGTGGCACCTGCTATACCCGGTACCCGACATTATGTATTCAAGCTGGGACATTATTGAACACCATTTGGTAACAATTCAAATTTACTAAATAAGAATATAGGAGAAAGATATGAAAGCATATACATATTTGATTGGATGGAAGTCTTTGGATAAGTGGTATTATGGTGTCAGGATGGCAACTGGATGTAATCCAAATGAGTTGATGAAAACATACTTCACATCTTCTTCTGCCGTGCATTTATTAATTGAAGATTTTGGGAAGCCGGATGTTATCATGATTAGAAAAGAATTTGAGTCTGCAGATGCTGCGTATAACTGGGAGTCTAGAGTATTGAGGAAGATGAAAGTAGCGTCTTTGCCAAAATGGATAAACCGTCACGAAAATTATCCATTTTCTCCATTTTGCAGCCCCGAATTTAAGAAAATGTTGGTCAAAATCCACGGAGTAGAATACACATCTCAAATTCCAGAAGTCTCAAGTAGAGTATCTGCAAAGTTGAAGGGTAGAATGGCTGTGTTTGATAAAGATAGCCAATCTATGATCTACATCCCCAAAGAGGACTATCTCAACAATAAAAATAGGTATCTCCACCCATCAAGCTATGAATACAGAAATTTGAGTGGAAATTACGAAAAACAAACAAAAGAATCAAAAAATTATCAAGGGCTTACTGTAGTTTACGACAAATTCACCCAAAAGTCAACTAAGATTCAAAAAGAAGAATTCCGAGCGAATAAAGATCGATATATCTCTATCAACTCAAAAGAATATAACGCTCTTAGAGAGACCCCGAGAATCAAAAACACATCAGCAATTGGTAAGGAAATGGTTGTTGATAAGGTAGACAAAAAGGTTCTACAATTACCAACAACACAAAGGAGAGAATTTCCCGAACGATATGTTCACATCAACTCCCGAGAAGGAAAGATGATTATCGCCGGTTTGCAATCGACATAAATTCCGCTTTGATTCCCGGCTCTTCCTTGAATCTCCCAGACACAAATGATGTGATGCAGTAACTATCTGCGTCCTCAACACCACGAGTCAAGACACAAAAATGTTGTGATCTCACCATAACCGCAACATCATCTGTTTGAAGAATAAACTTCAACGTTTCTGCAATTTGCTCGGTGAGTCTTTCTTGAATTTGCGGTCTCCTGGAAAAGAAATCCACAATTCGATTGATTTTGGACAATCCTAAGACCTTATCCTTAGGCATATATGCAACGTAGCAACCCAAACGGTCTGAGTTATGCGCAGTGCCAAAATATACCAGATGATGCTCGCAGACACTTTTGATAGTGCATCGCTCAACGACCATCTCGTCGTACTTCATCTTATTTTCCACAACCGTACACTTCGGAAAATTCTCGTAGTTCAATCCCTTAAAAAGTTCATTGACATACATCTTTGCGACGCGTTTTGGCGTCTCAATCAGAGAATCATCTGAGAGATCTAATCCAAGAACCTCCATAATGTTCTTCATGTTCTTCTCAATCGCTGCTATTTTCTTCGTATCCTTCGCCGCGAGAGCGTCAGAGATGACCGGTGTCTCCACACCTCTAATTTTGAGATGTTCGTGTACTTGTTTACCCAATTCGTAATCTGCATTCATTTTTGTTCCTTAAAATTCATTCCATTCGCGATGACCACATCGCATTGCCATGTTTGCCGCCGTCTCGCGCACCTCTACGCGGGAGCACCAGAGACGTTCCGCTTCTGCTTTCCCGTAGTTAGGAAGGAAGATAGTGTTGATGTACTCATAAAGCCAATCCGCCAGACCTTCACATCCCGTCTTGTCGACGAGCGTAATCTTTGCCGCACCAACCCCCTGCAGCGCCATTAGGGTTTCTTTCTCAGGGTCGTCTTCGGCAACCAAGAGAACGTGGTCGAAGAGATCCTCAAGTGTGGATTTCAGGGGCTTCAAGCCACCGTAGTCCATAGCCCAATTGCGAACGTCCAACTCATCGGTCTCAAACCAAAAGCGGAACGTCAGGGCGTATCCATGAACGTGGTTGCAATGGCTATCCGCTCTCCACTGTCTGTAGGCAACGGGGAATGCATCCTTGTATTCCTTCGTGCTGATGTACTTCTTCTGAATCGCTGGTCGCGTATCGTACGCATCTACTGTCATCTTACCATCCTGTTAGGTTTGCGCCAATGAGAACTTGGAGTCTTGGCGTAATGTTGTATCCACGCTTTACCGCCTCTCCAGCGAGCTCAACTGTGGAATGCTTTTGATACTCTGCTGTTGTTCCGCCTTCGGGCATGATGTAGACCATGGGTTGATATCCGATGCGGTCTGTGTACTTAGCAACCACATGATCAACCTCATCCAAATCCGATACGCTCTGGCAAACGAACTTGAGATAGAGATCGGAAGGGATGACGTCTTTATACCCGGAAACCACTTCCGGGAAGATTGCCTCTTCTTCCGTATGCCCAGAGCAAGAGAGTTTGGGGCTCACGCTCCACGTTATTTCGCAATTTTGGTTAATGGCCTCCCAATGTTTCCAAATTGCCTCTTGTGTACCATTCGTTTCGACGGTGAGAGGAATCACAAAGCGCTCATCATCTTGTTTGGAAATCTCTCGCATGAGTTGAGGATACGCTTTCTGCCATCCGGGAAGCATCGGCTCTCCGCCTGTGAAGATGATGTGGATTGGGGAGTTTGGGTTCTTGAAGAGCGATCCACCTGCTGCCTGCAGAATCATGCGCGCGACTTCCTTTACGTCCAACATGGGACTCAGGGATTTGAATTCCGGATAGACACTGAAGTAGGTGTCACAGCCAAACTGTGCTGCGGGTGTTTCGGAGATGTTCTTGTAGAGATGGATCTGTTGTGCGAACGCCTCGGGCTCTGTGGTCTTGCGACCATGTTCCAAGCCGAAGCTGGGACAGCGAAGGTTACAGCTGAACATTCGTACGAACACGGAGCGCGTGCCCACATACTTTCCCTCGCCTTGTGTGACGCCCCAGCGTTCTACAAATTGATTGTCAAAGCCGCCTTCGGCTACGTTAAAATTCCAGTAGCCTGCGGGTCCGAAGATTTCGGAAACCTTGAGCTTACTTGTCGCGTTGGTCATGTGACCTCCTTGAGTTAGCTATTGAAAGGGGCGTTTCTCAACGCCTAATAATAAATTATAGCACACCAAATGACAGATGTCAATTGAATGTGTTCTTTTTGAGTGCTGATAGCACATGAGTTTTCGTTATCCTCATGCTCACCCAGCGATTGTAGAAATCCTCAGAAAGGAGTGCTCCCATAGTTAGAATCAACTTGGATTCCATATAGTTACACTCACTCTTCGAGAAACAAAAGTGTAGAATCTCACGTTTGAAGAGATCTTCACCTAGCTCTTTAACCTCTGCCTGGAGGGTATCATTGGACCCATAGTACGTTAGCCAGTCTGAATCAATCTGAAACCGCTTCTTCTTTCCCTTGAGAACCTTGGTCCTAGCGAACTTTAGAAGCTTCTTTCCGATGTACTTTCTGCCTGTGTCTGTACGAGTAATCAAATAAACAAAACCGACTGCGCCCTCGGGAGGAACCAAAACAGGAGCGCCAGTAGAGTCTACCCAGTTATTCGTCATCCTCGTCTATGTCGGGGAGGAACTCCCCACAGCACGGACAGCACTGGACTTTGTTCTCGTCACAGTCGTCTGGTAGACGAACAGTTCCGTGTGCTTCACAGTTGTCGCATTTGAATTGGATTTTTTGCATTGTTGTTTTCCCTTTGTAAAATTCCTCTGCTTACTTAGTGGGCAAGGAATTCTCGAAGTTTGTTGACGGTGATGTCTCCGACGGATCTCTTTTCCTCTTTCCCGGTTTTGCCCAAGAGAACAAGCACGGGGAGAGTGAAGACACCGTATTCCCTAAATAGATCCGCGTCCAAGTCTACATCCAGATTTACGATAGCATTTTGATCTGCCCCTAATCTGAGAATCTTCTCACTGAGATCCAAACACGGAAGGCACGTCCTAGAGCCAAACACCAAAAGAGTCTTACCAGATTTTATCATGGAAATTGTCCGGAATTTGCCAAGAGAGCCAGAGGTCCTCTTGGTGCTTATCTTCAAGAACGATATCGCCCCGATTGGTCACATAGACCGTCTCTATGATGCGATAGTATTCTCGCGTTTCGCTATTGTATTCATAGCTGCCGATTCTGTACTCAGCAAGTTTCATTGAACTTCCTCCCCTCATCTAGGAACAGCTTCAGATCGAGGTCCGTAAAGGACCCGCTCCTACGCGCCACTACCGTATCCCCATAGATGAGCATGAGAGTTGGGATCTCCGTCGCAAACCGCTGGGCAGCAAGCTCTGGGTTCTTGTCAATGTCGATCGTGATGAGGGGGTATGGGAGCGTCGTATTCTTGAGCATCTCATCCAAAACTTTGCACCCACTACACCACGAAGATTTATAGAATGCGATATACATATTTTCTCCTTAGCCGCACTTGCTACTTCCACAATTTAGGCACGTCTTGCAACCCTCTTGGTAGACCACATTGTGGGATCCACACTCAAGGCAAGACTCACCCTCTACTTTTGTTCCATCCAAGATGAATGTTCCTAGGAACTTTCGGATGTGGAACACAAACGTTCCCACAATACATTCCACCTTGTCCAGCGTACTTACCACGCTTTTGATTGCAATTCCATGACGCAAACAGAGGCTAATCACGCGGCAAATCTTGGATGCATTGTTGTCTCCAGCAATTTTCCTCTCAACGTCCGCCACGTGTCTCTCTGGGATTCCCTTCCCTCTAGCCAGCGCCAGTAGTCGTTCCGTTGCATCGTTTGCTGTGATGTTCTTCTCATGATTGTTAGTCTGCACAAAGAGCGCCACAGGACGACTGCGGTCCTCACTGAGAATTGTTGTGAGATACCACTTCCTTCCCTCCGACCTTAAGGTATTTAGAGTTGCAGGGAGGCTGTCTGGGAGCTTCACATCATCTTGGATGATTTCCTCTGGTGCGGATGTGGAGTCCACCGCCGCCAGAACAGTTGCCATTGTTCCCGCTCTGTACGTAGTGAATCCCTTAATGACGCCCGTATTGTAGACTTCCAGATAGAGCTTTTTGAAGTCATCCAGCGGGTAATCATTTG